TTAGAATCGGTTTTGATTGAGTGCTGTCTGGAGTGCGCGAGCCGTACCAGGACCGAATGATGCGTCCTGCTCCAAGCCGTAGTGCGCTTGGATGGCGCGAATGGTGGCCGGACCGAGCAGACCGTCAACACCACAGCCCAGGCGACGCTGCACAGCACGGATCAGGTCGCTGCCGCCTGCGCCGTAGCGGACCACGCTCGAATCGATTGCCGGACGCGCGTAAGTCCTGCCGTCAGGCACCTGCTGGCCGCTGATGACGCCATCCACCGCAGTGCCCATGACCTGCTGCCAGCGGCGTACCGTGGCGGGGCCGACGTTGCCGTCCACGGCTAGGGCGCCAGTGGATGCCGAAGAGCCGCCACCGTTGCCGTAGCGGAGGTAGCAGTTCCAGGGATACGAGTAGTAGCTCCTGATGTTGGTTTCGCGGCCGGTCTGGTCCCCGGCCTTGCCGTAGGCCGTGCCGCGTTCGCTGATGGATGCCTGTGCGAGCTTGCCGCCGCCAAGGTAGACGGCCACGTGGTGCACGTCGTTGAGCAGGATGTCGCCCGGCTGCGGATTGCCGTTCGCGGGCAGGCGGGTCCAGCCGCGACGGGTCAGATTGCCGCTCAGATTGCCGGTGTAGGTGGCCGTGCCGGTGTCGAAGCCCGCCTCGCGCAGGCAGTGGATCACCAGACTGGAACAATCGCAATTGCCACCCGATGGGTTGAAGTTCCAACGGTCGGACTGCGAATAGCCCATGTTCGCGCTGGCGCACCAGTAGCGCATGCGGTTAATCAAAGCGCTTACGCTTGCCATATCAGTCCTCCAATCCTTCGACGGCCTTGGCCGCGTCCTCCTCGGACACGACCTGAATGGTTTCGGGCGGCATCGAATCGCCCTGCGGTGTCATTTCCGGCGTCATGGTCACATCGATCACGACCGCCTCCTTTCCGCCTCTTTCGAGGCAAACGAAAGGGCCACCACTGAAGTGATGGCCCTGAAAATCGGTTTCAGCGCATGTGAGCGCCGTGGTTGAAAATGAGAATGAGTGCGAGGAGCAATAGGTAGGCTCCGCCCGCGATGAGCAGTCGTGTCATTGCCTGTCCTCCAAGTATTTTTCGGCGGCTGAGATGATCCAGCATTGCGCGTCGAGTTTTTCGAGCTTGGCGAGCTCGTATCGGACGGCCTCACTGCGGTCGTGTGACTGGTCGCCGTAGATCAGGGAAATCAACGTGTTTTTTATGGTGTCGCGGCAGAGTTCGTCCAGCCGCCCGTCAAACCGTTCGGAACGTTCGCCGAGCTGCCTCGTCTTAGCGAAATGCTGGGAAAGCACGCTGTTATACGGCAAGCGCTCGGGATTGACGTGGGCATACAGCCCAGTAGCCAATGATTCGAGCGCTCCCGGCCACACTTTGAGACAGAGCGTGATGACAGCGCACGCGCCGCCCACACCACCAAAACCCGCTAAAAACGTTTGAAACACATCACATCTCCTTGAAATCGTTTAATCTTTTGGCATGGTGTCGCCATCGAAATAATTGCCCGGCAATCCCAACGAGACGAGCTGCTGCCACTGGTCTTGAGGCACGCACAAGCCCTTGCTCAGATTGACCGTGCAACCGTTCAGCCCAACGAGAATGCCGTGAGTGGTGCTGGCGGCGGTGAAGACGTAATCCACGCGACCATTCGAACTGACCAGCCCACTATCGCTGCCATTGGTGGTGAGACGCAAGCGCGGATTGTCGCCACTCGTGGACAGCATGTAACAGACGACGCTCACATGGTATTTCACGCCCGCCGTCAACCCCGTGAAGGTGATGTCCGATGGTGTCGTGTTCGTCGTCTTGACGCTCACACCGTCTTTCGGCATGACGCAGTGATTAATGATGAGACTCATGCCACCACCCCCATAAGGGTTAGGCGCGCGGCATCGTATCCCCGTCGAAAAAGTAAAGGCCGTCGAGCAATGCCTTGTTCGCCTGGTATTCGCCCAGCTCGCACATGACCATGTTCCACACCTTGACGGTCGGACTGCCGGACACGACCTTGTATCTCAGGCTCATCGGATTCGCGACCGGGGACGTGAAGGACCATCCGATGCGTTGGCTCTTGCTGAAGGTGCCCGGACAGTTGTCCACCGTGACGGAGCCGCCCGACACGTCCAGCCAGACCGTGCACCAGTATGTGGTACCCGGAGTCTTCCCGACGGTCGTAATCGGCGTGTACTCGCCCGGTTCCAGCGTGACGTGGGCGCGTGGATTGCTTATCAGGTTCGTGACCATCATCGGACATCACCCGCCCGACGGACCGCCTTAATCGCGTGGCATCGTGTCCCCCGAGAAGAAGCCCGGAAGCCCCCCCCCCCACGGCTTTATCGTAAGTGTCGGCCGATTCGATGAGGATTTCGCTCATCATGCCGATCAAGCCGACCTCCCTCCCCAATTGCATCCTGACGAGGAGATGCTGGCATCCTTCCGGAATCGTGATCTCGGAGTCCACCGTGAGGGTTTGCCCGTCGGCGACCGGCTTGTTCAGCAACTGCTCCCACGAGGAGTTGACGTTGCTGTAGACGATGAAATTGGCGGCGGCCTTCTGCGCGTATATCCTGGCGTGCACGTGATACGTGCCAGCCGGTGGGATGAGGCCGCCCAACAGTGAGAATTGTCCGAAATTATCGCCGGTCGCGGTGCTGGTGACTCTGAGCCAATTCTTATTGTCGGCGACCACAACAGCTTTTGCTGCGCCATTGTTGATTTCCGCGAAGAGTTTTCCGGTGATGAGCGGGTCGGGGAACCAGTTAATCCTCTGCATTCTCGTCTCCCTTCACGCTTTCGAGCACGTCGGCGGGAATCAATTTCATGGCCGCGTTGAGTTGACTGGTCAGGATTGCGGTTTGCTTGGTGAGAGTGCCGATTTGCGCGGAAAGAGAGTCGATGACTTCGTTCGCGTCGGCTGGAATCTGAGTCAAAATAAGTCTCCTTTTAATGCGAAACCCCCGCAATCCGATTGGATTGCAGGGGTTGAAAAAATTGGAATGCTGGATTAGTCGGCGGCGGTCATCGTGTCGATACGAGTCACCGCCTTAAGCTCGTCGAGTGTGAGGGTGCGTCCGAGATTCGTCTTCACGTCCGTCAACGTCACGGACGTGCCCGTATCGTCGAACGTGGCCAGCACGCCACGCTGGTAGTCGCGCCACGATTCGGCGGTGCCGTCAGCGCTGGAAAACTCCAATCCGAGACGGCACAATTCCGCGCGCACCGACTCCTTCGGCGGACGCAAATCAAGCACGCCAGACGGCTCAGAGGGCGTCACGGCATGCACGGTATCGGTAGTGGTCTCAGTGGTCACATCGGCCATAATCAATCTCCTTATTGTTGGTTGTTTTGAGGTCGTGGCATAAGGGACTCATAGAATCTCTCCTCGCACTCGTCCAGATTTGATTGACTGGACTCGTCATTGAGGAAATCGTCCAATCCCTCAATGTCCTTGGTCACGGTCACGTCAATGCCACTCGACGGCTCCTCATCGGAGTCATCAGCGGACAGTGCGGCAATGAGATTCGCGTCCGTCTCATTCGACATGGTGGGCAGACTCATGCCCTCACGCGCCTTATTGCGCGCGGCGGTCAGCGGGTCATTCAACACTTCCCCATCGTCCGCAAGCATGCTCACCCCGGTGGCGGAATCGGATAAAGCCGATTCCAGCGCTTCGAACGCTCCAGTCCACACGCCCCTGCCGGTGGCATGGTCGTATCGGCTTGTATCCTCCTTGCCCTGCATGATCGCGGCGATCGCCTCACGTGTGGAAGCAAGCCCAAGCAGGGCCTTCCACGAGGCGATGACTTCGGGTTTGAACACAAAACTGTCCGCTCCGTTTATGGGCGGATTGCAGCGGATAATGCAAAGACCACTGTTATCATCCATTTCGAAAGTCGCTGACAACATTCCCTCCAATCATTTGACCAGATAGGCGAGGTATTCCGCATACACGTCGACCGGGCAAGGCTGGTCGGCGTTATACAGCTTCAATGTGAAGCCGCTCTGGCCGCCCGTGTTCATCGGGTGCGCGATGATGCCCGCCCATTGCGAATCCGCGTTCGCGACGACGTAATAGCGGCCGTATTTCGTCGGGCTGAACGTGCAGTTGACTTGCATTGCCGCGCCGGCCGCAATCTTCGAGCCGGAATTCGGATACCACGCCTTCCACGCAGCCTGGGCCTGGAACGTAAAACGGTTCGTGATGCCGCCAAGATAGCCGCCGAGATGCAGGTATCCAGTGCCGATGTTCGCGCCGACTCCGACCTCGCCGTTCGCGTCTTGCGCTCCGAGCCAGGCCTCCGAACCGTTCGCGCTATCGCCGGACAGAGTGAGGTAAGCGCTGCTTTTCTTGCTCTCGTCCGGCTCGTCGTAATCCGTGTTCGCCACGGCATGCACTCTGGATGTGACGCCGCCGCTGCCGGTACCGCCTTTCTTGCGCGGCTTCGATCTGAGAGACATGAACGCGGCGGGATCGTTCTTGCTCACGTGTCCGCTCCACAAGTCCAGTTCGCCCATCGAGCCGACCTGATTCGACTGGATGACCGATGCGATGGCTGGATGACTGTAGTAGGCGGTGGAACCGTTGTATGCGGGGAATTCCAATCCGTCACCAACGAACGTCTCCGAACCTCCGATGATGTACGACTGGTAGTCGGGGCTGATGCGCACGCGATGCCCGCTCACACGGGTTTGGAACGTGCCGGTCAGCAGGTTGCTTTTGCCTTCACCGTCGAGGTGGACGGTCTGGTTATGAGCCGAATCCCACATCCGCAACGAGCTGCTGTTGAGCTTCATTCCCGTGTTCGCGGCCTCGGAGCTTTGGAATATCGCGCCGGTGAAGACGTAGCCTCGGAACTGGCCTGCGGCTACCTTGTCGGACGTGATAGTGCCCGCCGCAATCTTCACCGCCGTCACCGAATTGGCGGCCAGCTTGTCGGCGGTGATTGCGCCGGACACTATCTTCTCGGCGTTGACCGCGTTCGCGGCGATCTTGTCGGCGTTAACGCTGTTGGTGGCCAGCTTGTCGGTCGTGATGGCGCCAGCCACGATGTCGCCGGCCTGTATCTTGTGAGCGTTGAGCAACGCAACGGTCATATCCTCCGTGACCTTGAGCTTCGCCGTCGTAACCGAGTTGGCGGCCAGCTTGTCAGCGGTGATGGCGAGCGAGACGATGTTGCGCGCCTGCACGCTGTCAGCGGCGAGTTTCGCGGCGGTCACCGCGTCGGCGACCAGCTTTTCGGTCGTGACCGAATTGGCTGCGAGCTTGTCGGTGGTGATGGCATTGGCCTTGACCTTCTCGGCGGTCACGGAGTCGGCGGCGAGATGCTTCGCGGCCACCGTCCCAGCAGCGAGGATGTTGTTCGCCACGAGGTCAAACGGTTCGAAGCGCGTGCCATCCCACGTCAGGACTTCGACGACGCGATCTGTGAGCGGCACCAAAACGCTTGGAGAAGCGTTCGGTGCGCCGGTCCAGTACGTGTAAAAGTCCGCGAGCAGTGAGGGGCTTGCGTTCTTCTCCCCCTGCCAACGAGTCCAATATTTTTGGGTGCGCCACCACATGTCGCCCGGCTTCAAACCGTCATGGGATGGTTCGTCGGGGCCACGGTAGATGAGGTTCTTGCCGTCAGCGGTGGTCTGTGCCTTCTGCGCTGCGGCCTGCGCCTGATTCGCCTGTGACGCGGCGTTGGCGGCAGCGGTCGAAGCCTTGTCTGCGGTGGACTGCGCGGTCTTGGCCGCATCATTCGCCTTGACAGCCGCGTTAGCCGCGTCGGTTGCGGCCTTGTCCGTCACCGCCACCCAAGCCGACCCGTTCCACCGTTTCGGCGTGTTCGCACCATTCGTCGTGTCGATCCACAATGTCGTTGCCTTGCGCATCGACGTATCCGGCGCAGTGGACTGGATCAGCACGTCGGCCTTGCCGTTCGCCACGCCAGCCGCCGCCGCAGCAGCCGTATTCGCCTTCTGCGCAGCATTGGCCGCGTCCGTGGCGGACTGGGCCGCGCTGTCTGCGGTGGCCTTCGCCTGCGTCGCAACACTCGACGCATTCGCGGCGGTGGCCTTGGCGTTGGCCGCATCGGTCTTCGCGGTGGAAGCGTCCGATTTGGCGGAAGCCGCGTCGGACTTGGCCGCATTGGCCGAAGCATTGGCAGTGTTAGCCAGCGTCTCCGCATTGCCGGCGGTCTTCTTGGCGCTTTCGGCGGCGGTCTGGGCGGCATTGGCCGCATCCTTGGCCTGACCTGCGGTCGCGGTGGCACTCTTGGCGGCGGCGGTAGCCGCGTTGGCGGTATCCTGCGCTGTCTTCGCCGCACCATTGGCCGTATCAGCCGTGCCCTGCGCGTTCTTCGCGGCGGCAGCGGCATTTTCGGCGGTCTTCTTGGCGTCAGTGGTCTTCGCCGCATTGTCCGCGATATCCGACTTCGCCTTGGAAATTTCGTCCGCGTTCTTCTCGACATCGGCATAGCCGAGATGGTTCCAATTCGAGCCATCCCAGACAAGCGTGTCAATCACGCGGTCGGAGAGCGGCACGAGCACGGAAGGCGAATTATTCGGAGTCCCGAGCCAGTACGTGTAAAAGTCCGCGAGCAGTGAGGGGCTTGCGTTCTTCTCCCCCTGCCAGCGCGTCCAATACGCCTGCGTCTTGAGCCACAGGTCGCCGACGATGAGATTGTCCTTCGGCTCGTCGGGACCACGGAAAGTATGGTTCTTCGAATGGGCTTCGGCATACGCCTGCGCCGCCGACTCCTTCGCCTTCGAAATCTCACCGTTCGCCGTGGTCAGGTCGCTCTTGGTCTGCGCAATATCCTTCCGAGCCTGAGACAGGTCGGTCTGCGCCTGAGCGAGCGACTTGGACGCCGCGTCGAGATTCGACTTGTTGGCTTGGATGTCCTTCTGCGCCTGAGCCAGCTTCGCAGAATTATCCTTCAACGCCGTCTGATTGTCAGCCAAATCCTTTTGAATCTGCTTGACCTCATCAGGCGAGACGGCGGACGCCACTGTGACCGTGGCGATGGCCGACCAGTCAGACTTATTGCCCGCATAATCGACGGAGCGCAAGGCATAGCTATGCCGTGAGCCGCCCGTCAAACCGGTGATGACGTAAGCGCCCTGACCAGACTGGGTGGCGCTGATGACCTGCATTCCAGCCGCATTGATGCCCTCGCCCACCTCGATATGGTCGAAGTCGGCTTCCATCTGCCCACCAGCAGCGGTCTTGCCATCCCAATGGATGGTGACCACACCCAGCTCGGAGGAGACAGTCGGCTTCGATGGGACGGAGCATGGCGTGGTGTCGGATTCGACGGTGACCACCACGATATCCGACCAATCACCAAGCTTGTCGCTGTACGTGGGCACGGCCCTGACGCGCACCTCGATTTGCGTGCCACAATCAAGGCCACCGAAGCCGAGCTGCGTCTTATCGGTCGTGCCAGCCGAATGCCACGGCGCACCATCCACATGCTTGCGCCACTCGATGGCATAATTGCTGATCTCAATGGCCGTGTCATTGGTCGCTTCGGTCACTGCGGACCACATGGCGGTGGCCAAGCCGTGGGCGAAACCGTCCGAGCCGATGTAGGCATCGGTCTGCACGATGAGACCCTGCGGCGCTTTCGGCACGCGATGGTCACGGTCAGTGGAGACGGTGGTTCCGCTCTCACTGCCAGCCAATGCCGCGCCACCGGTAATGCCCTTGATCTTCTTCGCCTGCCTGACCGAGGCATCATACTTGATATCATTCAGAGCGATGGAGGCGCTTAAACCCTCATTCTGGCGCATGGACAGGTCGACTTCCTGCACGCGCACCTTCTCGCCGTGAGCCACGGTAGGTGCGGTGATCCAATCGCCCGCATGATAGTCGATGAGCGGCAGATTATCCACATTCGCGGTCACCAGATCGCGCGTGTACTGGCCACGCACACGAGCCGCATCATCAAGCGTGGACTGCATGAATGCTTGCGCCGTGTCCTTGTCGGACACGCCACCCTGAGAAGAATAGGACTCCCACTTGCCCCAAGGGGTCGGCGCGGCCGGATTGTCCATGCGGAAGAGCAGATTATTGTCACCCTCGACGAGGATGGTGGACGCGAGGTCGGCGATGGACTCCTCGAAGGGCGCCTCGCCGATATCACGCGCCAATTGCAGCACGACGCTCTTGCTCAGGTCGCGGCTCAAGGCGGTGCTGTCGGCATTCCACAGCTTGAGCGTCCTGCCGGACGTGCGCCAGTCGCAGCCGCCACCATTGACCAGGGCGTCCAGGATGGTCTGCAAATCAGTGCCGAGCGAATAGTACAGAGTGTACTTTTTTGCCCAATTACTGCCAGCCGCGTCCTTGGCGGTGTCGAAGCCCAAGGTCAGTCCGGTGGCCACGCCACCACGCTGACGGTTTTCGTCCAGCAGCGTCTTGAGAATCGTGCCCGGATTGGAGCTATAGAAGGGCCGCTTACCCTTGTTGTCCCCGTCAGTGATGAGATGCGACGAATCGTTGTTTTCGGCCTTGGACAGCAGCCAGCCAATCGACTGGCCGCTGTAGGTGATGGTCTTGGTGCGATCATCGGTCTTGCCGGAGCGTCCGGTGATGACGAAACGCGCATTGTCCGGCTCACGATAGCCGCTGCCGTCCGACACCTCCACTGCCACTTCGAGGCCGTCCGTCAGCTCTCGGTCGAAAGCCTGAGCGTCACCGGACAGCAGGGAATATTCGAGGCTGATTGCGCCATCGTCATCGTGGAGCATGCTGGCGCTGAAGCTCACAGGCTCAGCCAGCACACCGAGTCGGTCACCGAATGGACGATAGGCCACGAGGCGCGCGTGCAAAGTCTTTGCCATTAATCACTCCCAGGATTGCAAAAACCGGCAGGTCACCTTGTCGGCGCCGCCGGTCTGTTTGATTGCGAGGCGATAATCGCCAGAATCGATCGCGGGCCACACCTGCAACGGTTCGGTGGTCCAGTCGATGCCATTCGTCGCATCCGTACCGCCTGACCATGCGTCGGCATTGGCCGCCGTCCACGCCTTGCGATTGGCTGCATCGACGAAAAGATAAGGTCGTGAGGCGTCGCGTTTGCCGCACCACATTAAATTCGTGCCACTTACCTGGTCACTGATGGTCACACCAGTGACGGCACCGAAACGCAAGACCAGCGTGGTGAGTGGCGCATTGGACAGCCAGCCCTCCGGCACGGTGTCGAAAAGCTCGGACGGACTGGCGTTAGGCAATCCCTGCCAGCGCGTCCAATACCCCTTGCCGCTCGGCTTATCGACACCACCGGCCATGAGGCGCCCGCCAGTAGCGTCCAAGGTGCGCTCCTGCCACTGCTCCCCCTGCCAGAAAACATCCGGCAATTGGAATACTGCAGTGGCCGCGCGGTGGTCATCCCACGGAATCTCGTCACCGTCCGGCTGGCACGACGTGCATACCGCGCTGGCGGTCATGCGTCGAGTCCAGCCGGATACCGTGTCACGCTCCACGCGAGTCAGCTTTGAAGCCAAGCGGCACAAGCGATAGAAGCGGTGCATCAGAGTATCCGCATCAGGCCCATTCGTGATGAATTTCAGCGTGATTTCCGGCACGTCGAAAGCCAGTGGGCCAGCCGGAAGCATCACACCATTCCTGCCGTTGACCGTCACGGAATTGATACGTGGGCTGATGCTCGTGAAATGGGTGGTGCCGACTATCAGACTCGAACGCTCACCAGTCAAGGCCTGGCCATTGATGAGATAATCCGTGAGAATCATCGACTACCACCCTTTCCACTTGTCACCATTGCGGCATTGCCGCCGTCTGCAATCGCTGCTGCGTGCTAATGCTCGTCGGAGCGATCGCGGGATAATTGAACGTCTGCGTGACATACGTGGCACCGCCACCGCCATTGCTGACATTCGCCCGACCAGACTTCGACGCATCCACCTCGAAACCGCCATTGATCTGCGCGTTCATGCCATTCACGGTCTTCTGCACATCCTTCCAGCCTTGCCGCAAGGACTTGTCGAAGCCCTGCATGATCGCCTGACCAGCAGGCTTAAGCATCACCTTGTCGTAGCTGAGCGGACCCTTATGTTTGACGATCCAATCGCCGATGCCACTCACAAAGTTTGCGACTGGGCCGAATGCGGACATCAAACCCTTAAGCAAGCCGCTGAGAATGGCTTTGCCGGCACTGATGAGCCAAGAACCAGCGCCGGAGAAGAAGCCGAAGATATGGCTTCTAACGCTTCCGAGAAAACCACCAAGGACATTCATCGCGCTGCTGATACCGGAAATCAGACCGCCGATGATCGACACGCCAGCCGACACAAGCCATGTGGCAGCGCCGGAGAAGATGCCCATGATAGCGCTGCCGATGCCGCCAATAATGCCTAGCACCGTTTCCACAGCACCTTTGACAATCTGTTGGAATCCCTCAAACGCCTGCCGCCAATCTCCAGAAATGAGACTGGAGACAACGTTGATGACACCTTGAATGAATGTCATCGCGCCTTGAAGTATGAGCTGGACGGAACCAATGACACCTTGAATGAAAGGCGTCATTACCTGAATTGCCGGGAAAAGCGTATTTTGAATGAAACCAATGATTGCGGAAATTACCGCCGACACTATCGGAGCAAGACCCTGCACGACTGAGGCAATGCCAGTCAACGCACTAGTCACGATAGGGGCCAATTGCTGAATCAATGGAACGACAACAGTCGAAACCAAATTGACAACCAGACTGCTGATCTGCGAAATAACCGGCGTCAGCGACTGTATCGCGGACGTGATGGCAGTCAGCACGACGGTCACTACCGGCACAAGTCCCTGGATAATCGGAACCAATGCCTGCACCACCGTGGTCACCACGGTCAAGATGCCTTGAATGGCCGGAACCATAGCTCCTATCAACGTCGAGATTATCGGCGTCAGAAGCGGAATGATTCGGGCAAGCACCGGAATCAGAGCCTGAGACAACTGATTGAAAGCCTTCATCAGCGTCTGAATCGACGGCTGCAACATTTGGAATGCCTGCTGCAAGCTGACGAAAACATTCTTGAGCATCGTGCCGAACTCGCTACGGAGCTGAGGGCTCGTGGCGATCAATCCGGCCAGAGCGCCAATCACCAAAGTGATAGGCCCGCCGAGACCACCGAGCACTTTGCCCAAACTGCCAAACATGCTGCCGATGATCGGCACGCCACTCAATCCGCTCAACGCGCCACCAAGACCAGCCGCACCCAGCAAGCCGGTCACAGCGGCGATAGGACCGGACAGTGAGCCAAGACTCTTGGCAAAACCACTGAAATCGAAACCATTGATCTTGTCGGCGATACCACCGAACACTTTTTCAAGCGGCGGGCCAATCTTCTGCGCCTGCGCGGCCACCTTGTCGAAAAACGCGGTGATGAGCGGTTCGACGGCCTGCACCATCTTGATGACCGCGCCACCGACACCACCGAAAGCCTGAATGAGATCATTGCCGACCGAAGTCTTCAAACCCGCGATCTCATGCTGCAGGATGGTCATCTTGCCCTGCGGAGTCTCCGCAAGAGCCTTGTTGATGCCACCGAAATTCGCTTCCAGGACCTTCGCGGCCATCGCGGCCTTCTCGGACGCGCTACCTTCCTGAAGGACTTTTTTCTGCGCGTCCGTCATGGTCACGCCATATTTGCTCAGCGCGGTAGCGCTGCCGGTCATGACCTTGCCGAGCAGATTCGCTATCTGCACGCCATCCTGCGCCGTCGCGTTATAACCCTTGTTATTGGCGATCATGTCCGCCAAAGCGGGCGTCAACGTCTTGACCTGATCGGCCGTCAGCGCGAAAGTGCCGAGCTGTGCCTGAGCGGCCTTCAATGTGCCGCCGGATATGACGCCGGTCTGGCCAAGCGTTTTGTTCAGGCTGAGCAGGGATTTCTGCTCTTCGTCCGTCCAATTGTTGTTCTTGGCGACCTGCTGGAATTTCGCGGTCACCTCACCGGCCTTGAGCGCCGCATCCACGGCCTGCTTGCCGAAATTCACCAAATATCCGCCAGCGGCGGCAGCGGCGCCGGACACGACGGTGGCCATGCCCTTAGCCGCCTTGCCGATACCACTCACGGCCTTCGACGCGAACCCGGAAGACTTGCTCAAACCCGAATGCAACGCATTACCGGCCTTCGCGGCCGCATTACGCGCACCCTCCGGCAAAGCATTCCAAGCAGCTGAAAACTTGCTTTTGATGTTGGACGTGACCTCGCCAGCCGTCGAACTGATCTTCTGCACCGCCACGTTCACGCCCGGAATCTTGCCGACAATCTGCTGGGCGGTTGACGTGAAGCCGGAAGCCATACGGCTGAACGCGTTCTTCGACTTGTCCGCCTCGGCGGCCAACTGCGTCTCAAGCTCCTTGAGCCGTCCTTGCGCCGTCTTGAGGTTGTCGGACGCCGCCTTGAGATTGTCGGCGGCCGCTTTTTGCTTGATCTGCGCCTGCTCCAGTTTGATGGCCGCAGCCTGAGCCTGAGTCGAATCAGCACCATATTTCTGTGTGGCGGCGTTCAGTTTCTCCTGTGCGGCCTGCACCTGCACGCCAGCCGCCTTGAATTTCAGCAAGGCGTCCGTATTCTTCTGCGAGGCTTGCGCCACGTCCTTTTTGAAGGACTTCAAAGCTTCGGAATTCAATTCGGCGGCACCACTGTTGAACCCGTTTTTGAAGGCGCTGCCGATCTGCTTGCCCTGCTGCGCCCCGTTAAACCCTTTGGAAAAGGCGTTTTTCAGGTCGGAGACTGCCTTGCCGGTTTCTTTCGCCACGTTCTGGCGGAAGCCATTCATCTGCGGGAAAATGCTCACATGCGCGGAACCCAGCTCACTACCGCCAGCCATGACAGCCTCCTCTATTCACTTTTTTTGAAGCCGAAGATGCTGCTCATCGACTCCAAAGCCTCACGACGCTCCTCATCGGTCACCTCGACATGCTTCTTCCCAGCCTTTTCCGGCGCGAGGTCACCAAGAATCGACGTGCCGCCAGCCTGAATCGCGGTGATGATGGCCGTCGCATCCATCGGCAGCACCATATGCACGGCAGACATGCCGCAATACGTCGATGGATCCGCCGAAAGGCTCTCCCACAAGGCGATCGCGTCGCAGTAGCGGAGTCTGCCGCCCAAATCAGCCTGCAGACTCCACCCGCGAGCCGCGAAATCGGCCCTTATTCGACTGCCGGCGGCTCCTTGGAGGAGCTGGCAGAAGCCGACGATTTTCCCAATTCGACGCCCTGAATCTTCGCAAGCAGCTCGCCGTAATCGTTGAGGATGTTGAATGGGACCATTGCCGGCTCCTTCGCCAGCTCCTTGGCCGCATCCTCACCGGCGAAAGCCGCGAGAATATCCTTCAAAGCCTGAATCTGCTCCGTGTTGGACTGCAGGTCGGACAGGCGCACGAAATCATCGATGCTGAGATTCAGAGGCAGCTTGTAAATGTGGCCATGCGGTGCGAGGAACCACACGCCGTCGTCCTTGATGAGGTGCTTCACCTTCATCCGCTCGGCCGACGCTTCAAGCGCCTTCTCCTCGTCCTCCTGAGTCCAGGCGTCGAAATCGGCGGCGGAGGGCATCACGTTCTTGGTCATTGCTTCCTTCTTTCAAACGACTATGAAAAATTCCTTTACTCCGCTGGATGAAGAGGAAGAATCCCAGCACATGCGAAGAAAGGAAGAAAGAAACACATGCTGGGAAGAGTTGAATCAGTCAGCCACCGGCTGAGACTCGGAATCATCAGCCTGATGATCGGTTGCATGAGAATCGGACGAAGCCTTCGGCGTCACGAAGGACTGCAGGTACTTCGAGGCGCCGGAATCGCAGGCGTCGTCCTGAATCCATTCGATGGTCCAAGCGTCACCGGTGTTTTTGCCGGAAGTATCCTGACCCTGCTCGTTGCCGGTCAGATTCACGACACCCAGACGACGGCGATGCGTGCCATTCTTGAACACCGTCTCCTGATAACAGAACCACTTGCCGTCCTGAATCACATCGGTCACGTGATACACGCCACTGGAGTCCGGCTTGCCGATCGTCATCTGGCGCGTGATGCTGTTATCCTCGGCCACGGTGAACTGTTCGGTCAGCGAAGCCGTGCCATTAATCGAATATCCAGGCTGGTGGAATTTGATCGCATCATCGGCGTCACGGCTGTCCTGCGGGGCACCATCCTCGGTGATAAGGCCGACGAAACCACCCTTGGTGAAAATCTTGTCCAAACCGGTCTTCACGTCGGCCACGGTCGGCGCGATGAGATCAGCGGTCAGCTTCTGAGTCGCGTCATAAGGGGCGAAGCGGAAGGCGCTTGTCACCACGATCTTCGCGGCGCTCAGGTCATTGCCTGCTGAATCAGCTGCCATATTTTGTCCTTTCAAACAAAAAAGGCGCTGAAACAAACGTTTCAACGCCTAAAAATTAAGAATTATTGAATTATTGGGAATTCTCCAATAGCGGAGAATTCGAGAGTCAGATAGCATCTGGCGACATTCGCGTCCTCGGCCACGAAATACGGGCCATTGCACCCGTCCTCTTCGATTGACGCGATCGGAGAACCGTCAAGCGAGCAAATATCAGGGTCGGTGAGCAAACCGTAGATTCTGGATGCCAAGTCACGGCAGGGTTTCGGAGCGGCACGAGCGCCATAACGCACGGTCACGCCGACGCTCCGGTCGAAGAGCACGCGATTCGACTGCGAGCCGCCATCGTCACGCACCACGACGAGCGGCCGTGAGCCGTCGTAATCGTCCGGCTCACGATTCGAAACGATGACCGTCGGAAAAAACGGCTTAAGCCTGGCACGTAGAAAAGAGCAGATCCACAATTCAATGTCTGGCGGCAGGACTGCTGTCATGTTTTGCCTGCCTTCAACGCCTTGCGGAGATTGCCAGTCTTCGATTCCACTAGCAGGGTTTTCGGATCGGTGCCGACCACCATGCATGTGGTCCGATGCTCGTGCTTGACCTCCTGGATCTGGAGGCCGTCGCGATACGCGCCAGTATCAACCGGAGCATGAGATTGCGCATATTCGAGCGTCTTTTCTGCGGCACGACGGGTCATGGCCTTGACGCCAGCCGAATTCATCAACTCATCGAAATATCGATCGTTGAATTTGACCATCACACCCAAAACCATCACCCCCTATACTCGGATAGGGGAATCTCGACCGTCGGCTGCCACGACGTGAAAGCATTCGCGTCACGACTCGGATAGCCGGACACCTCCCAGCATCTGCCGTCATCCGGCATGGCCTTGATACGATCACCCGGCATCACATCCAAAGACGGTTCAGGCGAGGTGAGGTAGGCCGTGCTCGTAGTCTCCTCACGAAGCGCATCAGGAGTCCTCATGCTGCTGGAACTTGCCAGCGAGCCATTGAATTCCAGCATGTCCGGGTGATCCCAATCTTCACCAGTCAACTCGCCCGAATACCGGTCCATGACCTTTTTCGCACGAAGCCGCTTCCACTTTGTCGCTCCGGGCATGTGCCAGCCGCCACCAGTGGTGTTCAAATCGTCAAGCAGGCTCATGGCAAGCCTCCCAGCTTGTAGGGTTTGAGCTTGTCCTTCTCGGACTGCATGAGCGACACCACGTCGAAACTCGCGCTGCTGCCATTCGTTGACTGCGAGGTGACAAGCCCGAGCTGGCTCATGCCGGCGCGCTTCGCGGCGCTGATGAGCACCGACTGCACGTCCGGCGCGTCATCATAGCCGGCGTGAATCTCGTAGCGGATGGCCGCGATACCAGCTGGGAAACCGCCAGACAAGGACTCCACAAGCCCAGTCTCAGGGTCATAGGCGTAAGCCAGCTTGTTGCCATCACGGTCGGTCAATGATTCGATGCTCGTCACATGACGCGCGGGCAAGCGGATCACCGTACCGCCGCGAGTATTCAGCACGCCGGACAATGCCGTGTTCGGCATGACATGCCAACCGCATTCGCGGCGGATGGCCGCCTGCGCCGCCTTAAGCCTGAAAGCCGCGTCGTCCTCGAAAGCCGAAGGGTCGGCAATCATGTCAGGAACCACATTCACGTCACTCATGCCGACCTCCCATCTCAGCTCGTCTTCACCACGCCAGCAGCCACAAGACCAGCCACAAGAGCATTGACACGCTTCGCCAAATCGTTGTACGCGGCCACTAGCGCGTCATGCTCGGCCTTGGTCGGCGCATCGCCAGCGGCCACAGCCACAGCGGCATTGGCATTACCAGCCGAAGCGACATTAGCCAGCTTCACACCACCGAGAGCGTTCTCGGCGGCAGCGGGAAGCACATACGGCGCGGCGGCAGAACCACCAATGTCGGTCGGCTTGCCCTTCGCATCCACGAAGATCACATCCGCCACGGCGGCGTTCGGGTCAAGCTTCGCGGAAGCGACCGGAATCACTCGAAACTGTCGAGCCATCATTACTCCTTACTTCAAGGTCAGGGTGACGAAAGCCTTCGGAATGCGCACGGCCAATGCCACGCGCTCCTTGGCACGAATGGTCACCAGATCGGCAATGAAGTCGGTGTCATTGGAGTTGGTGGCCTCCACGGCGACACCGCCCTTGCGGTAGAAGGTCGCGGCACGCTTGAAAGCACCCACAACGGCGGTGCCCTTGGCAACTGCCGGGGATACGACAGTGTTCATACCCCACAGGGACGGTGTGATGTTCACCGCACCGCCATTGACGCCATAGAACGGGCCACCGCCAAGGTACGCACCGTTGTTGTCCTTCTTTTCACGAAGAGCCTCATAGTCTGCCGGATTGATGACCAGAGCGTCAGGCATCATGCCGGTCTCGGTGGAAATCATGGTCTGCGCGTGCAGAATAGCGACATCATTACCGGCGTCGGTAGCCGTGTATGTCTGGATGCCGTCACGCTTAAGCAGGCCCTTGATATTCTTTCCAGTGCCATCACCGTTGAGCAGCTGCTGCTCCTCCTTGATGCTCAGACTGTAAAGCAGACGGCCATCGATGTCGGACTTCAAGAAGGCGAGGTCGGTGATCATGTCACCGGACTCCTTGATGAAGCCAGCGATGGTGGACAATGCGTCGGTGTGCTCGGTCGCATTGGCGTAATGAATCTGACCGAATTCATCGCCTTCGCCGACGGTCTTAAAATCGCCTTCCTGAGCACCTTCCACGAAGTAGGTGATGGCCTGTCCACTAATAGCGCCGACACCGAAGAGGTTGGTGATGGTCGGACGGCGGTAGCCTTCCACGAAATTCGGGTCAACATATGTCAGCAGAGAGCCATACGCGCCGGACGGCCCACCGGTCACCTGATTGTCGGTGTTGGCCTTGCGGTTCGGCAGCCATTCAGGCGTGGCGATGGAAGCGCCGGACACGCCCTTCATCTTCACCAGCTGCTCGCCGATGCTCTTCACGACGAAATCGCCAAGAGACTGATGGGCGACACCGCTCTTCTGAGTGTCCGTCAGATTATCGGTCAGACCCTCGAAGCGCTTGTGCACGGTGTCCAGCGTCTCGATGGAGTCCTGCAATTCGTGCGCCTCGGCGTTCAGACCCTTCAGCTTCTCGATGTCGGAAGCGTCGAGATTATCCTCACCCTTGGCCAGCACCGCTTCGATGGCGGCCTTGGTCTTGGCGAGACGATCATTGAAACTCATTTGGTCTCCTTGTTGTCCTTGCCGCCAGTGACCAATTCACGGGCGGATTTAATGATGTTCAGGCGCTCGGCCTTCTCGGCCTCAGCGTCCTTGCCCTCATCAGGGTCAAGCTTCTTATCGTCCGGCCTCTCGCCGGTCTTGGAATCATCCCGCTTATCCGACTTCTCGTCGGAAGCAGTGGAATTATCGGAATCGATGCCGTCAAGCACCTCGTTCAACGAGGCCAGCGCGGCACGCAGCTTCTCCTCGTTGGCGGAGCTGATGGCACGACCAGACTTCACGGCCAGAATCTCGGCCTGCTGATTCGCGGCCACCGGCACCACGCTGATCTCGAAAAGCTTGATCTGCTGGAATTCGGAATGGCCGTCCCACGGACCATCGCCCTTTTCGGTGATCCACGCTGTCTTCGTCGGCACGAAGCCGATGCTCATCTGATGCACCCTGCCGTCCTTGAGCAGGTCGTAAGCCTGCTGGGCGGTAGGATTGTCCTCGATGTCAAGCTGGGCCGAGATGAGAAGGCCCTTCTCATCCTCGACGGCGCTCAAGGTGCGGCCGATGATGTCGGTCGGCTTGCCGTCCTGATGGTTCCAATGGATAGGAATACCGGCACCGCCGTTGTAATCCTTCTCCAAAGTCTCCGAGAAAGCGCCCTTGGCGATCACATCACCCTGCAGGTCCTTGTTGCCGAAAGTGCTGGCATAGCCGCTGAAAACGCCTTCGCCAGCCGAATCGTCCAAGGATTTCACGTTGAATCTGAGCTGTTTGAGATTCACTGGTCTTCTCCGTTCACTGGATTGTTCTGTTGCGCGTTCTGCGTCCTGCCGCCGTCCTGCGGGCTGGGCTGACCGCCTGTCGCGACGTTCAATGGCGTCACCAGATCGTCACCGCCCTCGACCTTCGGATAGTTCAGGATGCGCCGCGCCTCGTTCGTGGTCATGAAGCTGCGCCCCGTGGCCGTGGAAAGCGCCTGATACTGCTCGGAGAAGGTTCCGCGCAGCTTGGCGTCCACGTTCGCCTCGATGTAGGCGTCCGGCTGTCCGAGCGCGTCAGGCAGCAGCAGGTTGAGCGACTGCTCGAAGGCCACGATGTAAGGCATCAGTTCAACGTTCCACATCTGCTCCTTGTAGGAAGCGATATTAGAATTCGTGCCACTGCGAAAGCCCAGATTCTCAGGCGCGATATGGAAGGCGTTGGCCACGTCGATGCGTATCTTGTCCCTCGCGTCGATGTCCTGCATGTCAATCGGCTTGAAGGCGTCCACCGTCTTGATTTCCATGCCATCGTTGAGCAGGGGCCATCCGCCGGCGAGATTGCCGCCGGCCTTGTAGTTCCTCATGCCCTGCACGAATTCGTCCTGAGCCTCCTGCGAAGGCCACGGCATCTCCTTCGGACGCGAGATATAGGCCGGAATCTGGCCACCGTTCTTGGCGATGGCACGTCGATATTCGGCCATCTCACGCGCCTCCGCCAAAAGCGGGGCGAGAGTGCCGGACACCGGAGAGCCGCCGATACCGGACGTGCTATAGCCCACGTCCAGCAGAATCTGCGGGTCGGGCAGTTTGAAATACTGGCTGCCCTCCAGTTGGCCGGTGCTGATCTGCACGCCGGTGATCTCATCAAGAGTGTTGCCGGAAAGCGTGAAATTCTGTACCGGGATACGCCGCAGCCATAGTCGGCCGGACTGCTTGTCAGCATCGAGCAGGCAAAGCCACCGGTCATTGAGCAGGCCATCGCACAGCAAAGAGTAGAAGAACCGGTAGCGTGTCATGCCTGGAAGCACGCTTGGCTTGGCCATCAATTGCGCCAATGGGCTTGTGGTGTCCTCCACACGATCGCCGTCAGATTGACGTCGGTAGACCTTGAAGGGCATGCTGGCGATGTTCCGCGCGATATGGTCGATGACGGTACGCACCGCCGCCTCACGCTCATACACTCCGGCGCCGAACCAGTCGATGGGAATCTGCGCCACCTGTGAAATGTTCACCGGCGATTCGGAGAACTTCTGGGCCACGGATACCGGACTTTTCTTGAGCCATCTGGAAAAGAAACCCATGAAACCTCCTCACTGGGTTCAGACAACGGCGAAATGCGTCACGCTCGGCGAATATTTCGGTGTTTCTGCTTCGACCTGCATGGTCTCAAGCGCGTACAATGCCTCGCTCTCGGCGATGAGGCCGCTGATCTGCAGGGCGCTTTTGGCTCGGTCCCACACCTCGACCTCGCCAAGACGGCGGGTCACGGCCACGGAGACTTGCTGTTCGATGGCGGGCTGCGGCAGGTGCCGGAGCTTGCCTTCGCGCACGCGGTCAAGGAAGCGTCCACAGCACGCGCCAAGACGGAAGCCTTCGATTAAATGGACGTTCCATCCTTTTTCGGTGAGCGGGTCGATGAAATCGACTGCCGGACAGCCTTTAGACTGCACGGCGATCTCACAGACATTCGGCCAGCTCTCACGAAGCAGGTCAAGATAATGCGGCACCCACAACATGCCGTCACGACGTGCGATAAGCTCCACATGAGGCAGGCCATCGGCGCGTAGGCCAGCGGCGGCAACATACGTGGTCTGGCGGTCGGCGCTGGTATCGACGGACAACACCACGCGATTATCAGCCGGAATGCACGACGCATTATCAGTGCCATGCGCCCACAATTTCGGGTTGATGTAGGGCACGATGTCGGCGGTCACCCACTGGCACAAGACCTCGGTGCGGAAAGCAGCCTCGGTCATGCCGTCAATGTCGCTTCGGACACTGGCCACGGTCATAGGGCCGTAGCCGAGTGACGGGTTAGCCTGGCGGATCGCGTCGGCATCATCCACCGGGCACTTGTCTGGAGCCGACCATTCGAAATAGCCGAATGAGCCGTCCTGCTCGCCATTGGCGAAAGCCTCGGCGGCATCCACACCATCAGCCACATACTGCGTCCAAGCGTCCACGAGTTTACGGCCCTTGTCCACCTGCTTGCGGAGCGCGACGCTGCGATAGTCACCGGCATTGCTGATGCCCCACAATTGCGAGCTCCACACGGCCTTCGTGGTCTGCGAAACGGCATTCCAGCCATCATCATTATGCTGCTCACGCAGCTCGTCGAAAATCACACGGGCCGCGCTCTTGGCACGAATGTTCTTATCGGCACGGACGATGTATTTCGCCTTGCTCTTGAGCACGATGGCCTCTTCGCCATTGGTGTTGACGAATTTTTGCGTCATGCCCGCAAGCTCGGGCACCACCAGATCGGACTCCTCATCAGTCTCAGGACGCGGATTACACCACTCCTTCACCTGACTGTAAGGCCCCTTCGCATTATCAAGCGTCTGAGCGGCACCGACCACCAGAAACTTCACCGGCGGCACACGATCAGGATGCTTATTCGAGTCCACAAACAGCCACCACGCGGCCAGCACGCCCATCAGCGTGGTCTTGCCGTTCTGCCGGGCCACAAGCACGATGACCTTGCGGAAACGATACGAGCCGTCCTCCAGCAATTCCAACGCGTGCACGAGCAGCCACTGCTGCCACGGGTAGAGATGCACGTGAAGCATGATCTCGGCGAACGCGATCACAGCGAAGCCATTAGAAGTGTTCTTATCCAATGGACGAAGCGGCGGAGTATAAATACGCGGCAGGGTCACACCATGCCTCTCATCATCAATGGCACCGAAAACACTCAAATCTTCCGACACCATCGAACGCCTCCTAGCCGAAACGCTTCATGAAATCTTCCATCTGCACAACCTTGTCGCTCTTACGCGCCTCCGGCTTAGATTCAACCTTCGGCTTCGCAGGCCGACCAACCTTAGCCGGAGCATCCACCGTAAGGCCGAGACTCTGGCAATACTTCAGGAACGTCGGCAGCGAAACGTTGTCGAGCTTGCCGTTCTCATCGACAAAACCGGAGAACGTCAGATAATCGATACGCTCAGCCAACACGCGAGCCGCAGCGACAACAGCAGAATTCACAGCCTTGAGGTCAGCGTTCTTCAACGAACGCTCCAACGCCTCCGCCACATTCCGACTCGGAAACTTCGCACTCATCGAAAACACCCCCTAATCTGCCATCGCGCGCGACCCGCCAACAATTTCACTCGTCGGGGAGAGGAAGACCAACCACGCGGGACGTAGACCCCCATCGCGTTGGTTTTACGATTTCACCGCCCCTACCCCGTTTGGGTCGGTTTCGAATGCTGTTTGGAATGCGTTGATTGCGTTTTTGAAGCGTTTGATGAGTTCGTTTGTGCTTGGTGGCATCAGCTTGGCGATGGCACGCTCGGAGTCGATGACCTCGTAGCGGTATGTTCTGTTGACGTGCACTGGAATGTTGACCGTGAAGCTGCTGATTGGGAATGTCTTGTCGTTAATTTCTGCGGTGAGCGTTAGGTTGACTGGCTGTTGCATTGCTGTCTCCTTGCTCATGCTGTCTTAATCCATTGCCTGCTTAGTGTTCCGATTGGCGCTGGCGGATCTTGGTTGCCTCTCAAGCGGTTGCAGCTGGTGTGGCTCGGTTTGAAGCCTGCTGGGTCGAATTGGAGTTCGGGATGCTTGCTGACGGGGAACATGTGGTCGAGGTTGAAGCTGTCATCGGTGGTGTTCTTCGTGGCCGCATAGTCGATTGGCATTCCGCATAGCCAGCAGACTGCATGCTGTGCCTTGCATTGTGTGAAGAATGCGGCCTTGTATTTTTCGAATTGGCGTGTGGTTTTGCGGGTTCTTGGCATGTGGTCACCGCCTTGTAGTGCTTCGTGCTGTCTTCACCATGGATGTCTTATTCCGGCGTGTCGTTTTTGCCTGACTTGCAATACTTTACATACTTTGTTATAATAGTTATGTAAGCGGAAACGAAAGGAGGTGAACATGGAACCCAAGGACTGGATAGACACCATCCTCCAGATAATCGCCATAGCGGTGAGCGTCTGGCTCGGGCTGAGGGAAGGCAAAAAGCCACCGAAGCACAAGTAAAAAAGGTTCCGGCTACTCGTACTAGCCGGAACCCCGTCCGTCCATCCTAGCAAGGGAACCATGAGCATCATGAAAAGACCGACCATCTTCGGCATCATCGCAATGCTCTTCGGCATCGTCTGCATGACGCACGCCGGACTCGAACACGGCGGAGGATTCGGCCTCGCGGCCGGGATCATGGGATTGGCCGCCGGATACGCCGGGAGCCGCCACGATGACTGAACGATACCTGAGCATGACCGAAGTCTCGCAACGTCTCGGCATCACCAAAGGCGCGCTGGCACGCTACAAGCTGCCCGAGCCCGACGTGATCGTTGGCAAAGCCAGGGGCTGGCGCGAGGAGACCATCGACCAATGGAACGCGCAACGCCCCGGCCGCGGCGTCGGCGGAGGAAGGCCACGCAAAAACAAGGAGGAAACTCATGAGAATCCGCGGAGCCGTTGATGGAATCGACGGACCTGAAATCCCGTCATCGCTAGCCGACAGAATCGACATACGGTCGACGGTCGAACTTCTGCCAAACGAGATCCTGGCCATCGGAGCCGGACTGAACGTCATGGCCAAAAGCTTCGAAACGGAACCACCTGTCATCCGCAACAAAGCACTGCTTCTGTTCATTCCCGGCAGCAGATATTCCGTCGAGCTCGACGGAGACGAACTGGGAACGACGAAAACGTTTCTCGTCTTCCCCGTCCACATGTGGCGCAAACTCAATCCGGACGACACGCTCGTCCCGTACCTTGCCGTTGTAGAAGAGATGTGCCATTGCTTCTACGGGATAGCGGACGAAACGGAGGTGAAGCATAAGGTGCTCGACATAACAAACAAGTACGTTGACGCCAATGCGAAATTCGAGAACCTGTTTCCCGGATGGAAAGACGCATCCGTTTCGTATTCGGCCTAAACGGATGACGCTTTGATTTTCCCCAACGTGAGGCGACCGCCGATCCTGGCGATCGCCTCGCTTGTTGTCTCGCTCGCGCACGGTTTCACGGCCGAAGCCTTGAGCTCAGCGACGCGTTGTGGCGCGAGCTCTTCGGCGACATCTATCAGCGCGTCGGCGACCGCGTCCATGATGATTCGCTCAAGATCGGCCATTTGACCTCCTCGCTATCCTTGCGTCCAGCGCCTTCGGCGGGAGTCGAACCCGCGCATACACGCGGCCGCAAGGAAGAGGATCCGAAGATCTGCGACCGGTGCGATCTGCCACTGATTCCTACGAAGGCATGGACAGGCGGTTTGAGCATCACCGCATCACGTAAGCGCGGGATTGGCTTGCCTGCCACTGTTGGGGTATGCCCACTCTGACGTGAGTGGGCGAAGCGTGTCCGATATGCCGTTCGGACAGGACGGGACTGCAACCAAGGGAGTTAGGAGAATCCATGGCGGATATGAAAAGGGTTCAAACCAAGTCACCTCGGTTTGAACCCTCTAATCCACTGACAATTCTGCGTTGCACTTTCGATTTTGTCAAATCGAATCGCGCCGCAGCACCTGCCGATGCACATCCGAAAGCCGGTACAATGGCCGCCCCTTCTCGTTCTCACCGGCCGGCTGAAGCCTGCCACGCTTACGCCACGAGCGAATCGTATTCGCATTGCACTGGAACCCGCATTCACGCAGCAGCTCCGCGCACTCCCCCGCCGTGAACGCCCTGCCCGATTCGATGCACTCCCGCAGGAAACCCAATCGCACGTCGACCACACGATAAGCGTTGCCGCACACCGGACAATCAACGCTCACCGCGCCGACCTCCGCACTCAGCTCCACTCCACACAGAGGATTCAGGCACCTGCCGATGCCGTGCCTGGATGGCGGCACGTCGATGATGCCCAGCGTCTTGCGCGTCAACCGCTGCCAGTCATGCCAGATCAAACCGATGTCCGGCAGGCGGTTCAAACGCTGGCAAGACCAGCATGCCTTGAGCATGTCAGCGACTGGCGGGACCGCGATGCTTGTGGCCCATGGCATGGCCGGCGGCGCATACAATCGACACCACAACGCCGTCACCGCATCCTCGATCTCCTGCAGATGGTCAACGACCGAGAGTCTGATCGGCGTGGGCGCGGACGGCAGGTTGACACGTCCAGGCTGGTGGCCCCCGTAATGCGCCGTCGAATCCAGAAACTCGCGCAAGGCATGGATCCAGATGGGATAGTCGTGGATCCATCCCCTCAAAGTGTTCTCGCACTTGTCGCACATCGTGGCTTGAATACGGCACTCCCCGCCGCACACTTGGCACATGCCGGCGAGCGCTGGATTGTTTTGGTTGGTTTGTGTTGGTTGGGATTCGTTGGTTGGTTCGTTCATTTGTTCGATTCCCTCCGGCGGTGTAGTCTGGTTTGTGGTGATGCCAGGAGCCCGGCCGGAAGGTCGGGTTTCTTGTTACTCGTGGTGTTGTTGGATGATCGCTTTGATTTCCTCTTTGGAGACTTGCGGCACCAGTGGTGCGATCTCATCGAGGCTGTATCCGGCCTGATGCCATTTGACGATCATGTCTATGAGGACTTTCTTCACTTTCATTTCGTTTCCTTCTTGTTTTTTACGCATTCCGGGCAGAGGCTCTTCTTGAAATCGTCTGCATTTACCTGCCATCCCTCGTATTCGAGCCGGTGCAGCGGTCCGACATCCCACTTGCGGCATTCGCGGCATGCGAGATGGCGGTGGTTCGGACAGAGGCTGTCGCATGGATAATCTCGGTCGATGTGCCATCCCGCGGCTTCCAGTTCGTCCGGCGCTCCACTGTCGGTGATGTCGCAGTCATGGCATTCGACGTGCCAGTGGAGCGGGCAGTAGTGCCTGCCTTGGAGCTCGTCGCATTGCCAGCCGTGGTCGGCGGCCTCGTTGTCGGCGCCCTCGTAGGTCGCGTCGTCGACGGAAAGGCGTGTGTGGCACTCGTCGCAGATGACGAACAGCTCATGGATTTCCTGGTAGCTCATCTTGCCGGCTCCTTGTCGGCTCCGCTCACATGTCTCCAGTCGCAGGACAGGCCGCCCCTCCTGTAGCCCGAGTAGACGACGCAGTCCACTTTCCTCTTGTCGTTCAGGGTGATGACGCATTCACGAAAGTCTCCGTCTTCGTCCTGGGAGCACTGCGATTCAATGGACCTGACCGCATGCGCTGGCGTGGAAGGCTCCGACGCGCTCCCGCATCCGGCGAGCGCCATGCATATGACGGTGATGGCGAGTGTGATGCGTGTTGTTTTTCTCATTTCGTTTCCTCCTGGTGTTTGCGCTATTCGCCGTTGGCGTATCGGTTCCATCCGCGGATCGCGGTTTTGATGTCGTCGTCCGGGGTGGTGATCCAGACGGCGTTCGGACATCCATGGCATTTGGCGATCCAGATGCAGTGCATCTTGGCTCCGATGATCCGGGCGTAGGGTTCGATGCCGGGTTTCCTCGTGCCGCAGTAGGGGCATGGACTGGTCCTATGCCATTTCCTGACATGCGATGTGGTGTGTTTCATGGTTTGCCTTCCGTGATGACGACGGCACGGATGCCGTCCGAAGTTTCGTTCGTATGGTGGCGTAGGTCGCAGTCGATGACATGCAGGCCGACGCCCCGGTATTTCAGGACCGCGTGGACCGGACTCAACCGGATCAGATCCAACGGGCCGTCCAACGTGACGTCATTGTGGGTGAGCGCGATGCATCGACGGCCGATCAGGTCGGCGGGATCCCGGTACTGCCACGCCATATGCTTCTGGACCGTCATGACCTGCCTCCGATCCAAGCGACCAGGACGGCCGCGCACAGGAGCATCATGGCGGCCACGGTCATCACCATGCTCCCTTCAGAAGCTTGCGGTACCACTTGTAGTCGTTGATGTCGCGTCGGATGCAGTAGCGCACCCTGTGCGAACCGGCATGCCCCTTGTACGGATCCTCGGGGCAATCCAGGAACCTGATGTAGCGTCTCAACGTGGTCAGGTCGAACTTCCTGTAGCTCAGCCAAGCGTCCGGGTCAAGATCCAGACTCTTCAGGAAATCAAGATCGAAATCCACGTTCGTGCCCGCCGGAACCAGCGTGAACCGTTGCGAGAGCGAGTCGAGATACTCCTCCACCGCGTTCGACACCGCGTTCGCGCAGTCATCCTGCGGCGAACCATTCAACAGTTCGAACAGCAATCCATTGTCCGTGTGCATCGAGAACGCGACCGGGCTTATGCCCAACAGGTCGAGATAGTCCGGTCTGATGATGCGATGCAGGGATCCATACGAATGTTCGCCCAGCACGTCGGTGCATTCCATGCCGACCTCCAACGGCAGACTGTCATCCCTGTCCGTACCGGTCGTTTCGAAGTCGAGCCAAAGCAGCGCCTCCGGCTTCACGTTCAGGTCTTCGTCCTGTTTCCTCATGATTGTTCCTTCCAATTGCTTTGCCATTCGATGATTTCGATTTGAGTGAGCCGTTGCGCCGTGCCATCAGACAGCAGCCACCACCAGTCGCCGTTCCAGTCGCGTATCGGCGCGTTGAGCGGATCACGCCAGCTCGGGATGATGTAGCCGAACCGTTCCGCCTCGGCCGGATGCGCATGCGTCCAACCATGACAGCCGGTCGTGCCCGACCCGCACAGTTCGACGATGTTGCACGGCAGGTCACGCACGGCGGGGCTGGCTCGACGGCGCAACTGCCTGTGGTGGCCGCTCCTGCCCGGCCAGACGGTCGGGTCGTGCAGGTTGCGTCCGCAACGCATGCAATGCCAGCCCTGACGTTGCAAGGCGATGCGTTTCGATTCCTGGAATTGCCGGTCGCTCATCGTCGCTCCCTTCCGAACTGGTCGAGCAGGTTGATGCAGGTCGAGCAGTCGCGTTTGATATCGCGGATGCGGTCAAGGTCCATATCGGCGAGCGCCGGGCCTTTGAGCGCGTCGAGTTCCAATCGGTCGGCGGCTTGGATGGCCGAGGTGAGGATGCCGACCATGTGTGCGATGGTCATGGCGTTCATGCCGCCGCCTCCTGTTCGAACAATTGTTCGGCCAATACGTCGCCGGGCACGTCCGCGAGCTGACGACGCAACATGTCCGGGTCCACGCCCTGGTTGAGCAGGTCCGCGACCTTGCATGCGAGCTCCATGTACGTGTCCGTGCCTTCGCAGGCTATCGGGCCGAGAACCCGTTTCACCTCTTCACTACCCCACGTATACCGTCGGCGAGCGGTGGAATCCTTTGGTGTGGCGAATCCGCGTTCCTTGCCTTTGACGAGCCAGTTGCGGTATTTCGCGTTCCAGTCGGCCGAGCGGGCTCCCGAGTCGAGGGCCCTGTCACGGAATTTTTCGGCTTCGATGTCGCAGTCGATGCCGAGCCGGTCGGCGAGCGCCCTGTGCTCCTCGGTGGGTTTCCAGTCGGCTGGTATTGGGATTTGTTTCCTCGCGCGCGCGTTACTCTCTCTAGGTTCTATATATGGTTCTTCCTTATATAGGTTCTGTGCGCAGTCATATTGCGCCCCTGATTGCGCCCCTAGCGACGTTTTTTTGCGCCCCTGATTGCGCCCCTCCAACTTGTTTAGGGGCGCAGTGGTCTGCGCCTCTTGCGGCTGCCGTTCCAGAGGCGTAGTTTTTGCGCCCCTGAAATCCTTCATCGTGAGGTCCCAGACGATCGGACGGTATTTGCCGAGATGCTCGGTAATCCGCTGGTCTCCCCTTCGGATCAGCCCGGCCGTCTCCAGATCGTGCAGGCCGTTCTGGATGGTGCGCCGGCTGTATCCGGTCAGGGCCACAATGCGCTTCTGGCTCGGGAAAGCTCCCTTGCCCTGCGTGTCAGCGTGGTCGGCAAGCAGGAGCAGGATGCGCAGCAAAGCTCCTTTGACCATTTCGGCTGGCACGTCGTACATGGCCCACTCCAATGCCTTCATACTCATGATTCCTGCTCCTTTTCGACCATCGCGCCCTTGAGTGCCTCGCGTTCCTCCGCACTGGGCTGGTATCCGAGGTGTTCCAATGCGCCGTACCAGACGCACATCTCATCAACGCCGCGCATGGTGCGCCACGAGCGCCAGTCGGCGTTGTCCTCCTGGCGTGCGGCCAGCACGTCGAGGATCCGCAGCGGCCTGTCCCTCAACACCATGCGGATCTGGTCGAGGTTCTCCTTGCATTCCAACGACCAGTGGTCGCCGTCATGCTCGGTGATCGGCAGATTCCATCCAAAACCGATGAGCGCCTCCACGACACCCTCGCCATGGATTGGCTGGCTCACGAACATCGAATGCCAGCCGACCGTCTCAGCGAGCGCGAGTTCGCAGATTCCCGCCACTGTCTGTTCGCGGGTGAGCGTGTGGAGGTTGGTTTTCAGCCATGCGAAACGCGTGTCCCTCGCGATCGCCTCGAAATCCCTGGCCTTGCGGTCGAGTTCCTTCCCCCGTGCCATGATGGCCTGGCGTTCCTTCTCCCTTTCGAGCTGGTCGGGTGGAATCGGCTCGTACAGGCAGTAGTCGCCGTGGTTCTTGTAGACGCGGAGTTTCGGCCACTCGTCCTCGCTCGTGAACTGCTTCCAGAACGGATCCCGAGTGGAGGAAATGATGTTATGCCGCCTGTAGCCGCGCGGTTCGAACGTCCAATAGTTCTTCCCGTCCGGGAAGGACTCGACCCTGACGCCGGCCTTCGCGAGCGCCTTGTCGGCCTCACCGCACCATTTCGTCTTGTCGCGTTCGCTGACGAGCCTTCGGTATGTCCATTCGAAGTCGGTGGACCGTGCGAGCTCGCGTTGCATGTCGGGGTCGGATTCGAATTCGGCGAGCTTGTCCAACTGGTCGAGCGTCAGTTGGCTGAAGTCGGCGGACATGTCGCGCGTCTCCTGCGGGATTCTGGCTATCTTCAACCGTCTGCGGACGAACCGGTCGCTGCGTCCCGTCTTCTCGGCCATCTCCTTGACCCGCACGCCCAGGTCGAGAAGCCCTTGGTAGCCGTCGGCCTCCTCCACTGGAGTCAGGTCGGAGCGTTGCGTGTTCTCCACGAGCATGATTTCCTGTTCGCGGCGCGCGTCCATCTCCTCGACGATCGCGGGCACGGTCGAGAGTCCCGCCTGTCTGGCCGCGGCGAGCCTGCGGTGGCCGATCACGACCCGGTACTGCTTGTGTCCGTCGATGTCCGTCTCGCCGTTCGGCGTGACCAGCAAAGGCTGTTTGATGCCCTGGCTTCGGATGCTCGACGCCAGTTCTTCCACGTCGCCGACCTGCTTGCGTGGATTATGCGGGTTGGCATGCAGGTCGTCCACCTGCAGATTCTCTATGGTGATGCCCATGATCCATTCCTTTCATCAGAAATCCGGTTCGGATTCCGGCTTGCCGAAATCACCGAACGACGACGATTCACCCTGTGGCGAGCCCCACGGGTCAGATGGCGGCAACGAGGCACCGGCAGCGGAGGCTCCGCCCGTATAGCCCGCCGGAGTGGAGGACGGATTGCCATACGCTCCAGCGGTGCCCTTCTGCACCTTGGCCACCTGCGCGGTCGCATATCGCAGGCTCGGCCCGATCTCGTCCACCTGCAATTCCATGGAAGTTCGGTGCTGATGCTGCTCGTCCTCCCATGAATGCTGGGTCAGCCTTCCCTGGGCGATCACACGCATGCCCTTCGCGAGACTCCGCGCGCAATGCTCGGCCAGATCACCCCACACGGTGCAGCGGAGGAACAACGCGTCCCCATCCACCCACTGCTGCGACTGCCTGTCGAACGTGCGAGGAGTGGACGCGATCGTGAACCCAGCCACGCTCCTGCCGTTCTTCGTCGACCTCAACTCAGGATCCGCGGTCAGATTGCCCACCACCGTGATGATCGTCTCACCAGCCATTAGAACCTACCTTTCACGGCGAGAGTCTTGATGATGCGGATGGTCTCGCCACCATCCCTGGTCTTCACCATGTGCGTCAACTGCGCGGCCGCTCCCTGATGGAAACTGTCACCAGGCATCACCTCCAACACCGGCATGGCGACCTCGGACACGAACCGGCCCACCAGTCCGTTGAAACGCACGCCCAACGATTCGAGGATCTCCAGCTCCTTCCACGCCTCGGTCTCCATCGCCCGACGGCACGCCTCAGCCACCGCCCTGTCGCCACGCGTCATCCCCTTCATGCCGACGTCCTTGACCGGAGCGTTCGGACTGAAATGCCAATGCGGCAGAATCTCCTTCATCGGTTCCTCCCTTGACCTTGATTGATATGAGATTGATTGATATGAGCCGGACCGCTGGGCGCCATGACAGCAAAGAAGCACGCCCATCGTTCCCACACCCCCAAGAAAGCTGAACGAAGCGGGGATGCGGGCGGCGTTGACGGTCCGGCCAAGCGCCGGCGGCGGGATTCGAACCCACAGCGGACGGTGTGACGGCGGAAGACGTGAGAGTGAATGCGTGAAATGCAATGTGAGATGAAAGGACACACGCCTCCGCCATCCGTCCGCGTCCTTGTACGCCGGCGGATACGGTCAGACGTCGCCATCCACGTCATCGCGTGGAGCGAACCTGACCGTCAGCCACAGGACCGTGGCCAGATACACGCCCTCAACCACAAGCGCGCCCGTCAGACCGCCGCCATGCCAGGTGAGCATGAGCGTCACGCTCACGACCAGGCCGACCACGGCCAGCGTGAACTTCAAACGCCTGAGCGTGTAGTTCGGCCTTCCCTTTTCGAACCTGTCCTCGATGCGATAGTCGTTGTCGGTCATCTTGCGCCTCCAATGCTTTGAATGAATTTCCTTGCCTGGTCTTTTCCGATGCTCGCCAGCTCGTGGCTTCCGTCGACGTCGAGCTCCATGAGGCTGGCGCCCTTGCCCGTGACGCGAATCGCGTAGCCGGTCAAGCCGAACATGATTACCGTGTCCTTCGGCGGTGCTGGTGGTGTCAGCAGCGTTTCCGCGTCGATTCTCCTGAGTGTCATCACAGCTCCTTGTTGATCGTGTCGATGATGAGGTCCACGAGATCGGTGACGTCGAGGTCGATGTAGCCGACGATGTGGCCGAGCGGACGGCTCGCGTCGATCCCGTCCCATTCATCGCCGACAGCCGGCCTGATGACGTCGCCATGGTCGTCGAATTCGTCGAACACGGCCCTCACGCACGCCTTGCGAATGTCGTTCATGCAATACTCCTTGTGCAATTCGTCTCGCCCTCCTCAAGCCATTCGGCCACGGCCGTTTCCGGATAAAGGATCATCCGCCCGTGCTTCACGAACCGAGGGCCCTGTCCACGGAAACGCAACTGGGCCAGATACCCCTGCCGCGTCCGAATCTCCTCCGGCGTCTCGGCCCCGAAAAGCCTCGCCACCTGCGTGGTGGTCATCATCTGCTGCAAGACCATCACGCGCCTCCTTTGCGTGTGTGATGCCGGGCGGCGTTAGGAGAACCGCCCGGCCCCCTCCTAGACTCGGTGTCATCCCGCATTTGCGACGTGCGGGCCGAACAGTTAGGAGAAGAATCATGCTCACACAGCGACAGGCACTCGAAGAGGCGAGAGGAAACATCGCCTGCGGAACCAGCATCGCCGCGCGAATCAAGGAGACCTCGCAGAATCCCGAGATTCGGGAACTCGCGAAGGCTGTCTATTTCATCGGATTCGGCAGCCAGCAGATCGTCAACGCCTTCACCGACTCCGGCAGGATAAAGGATCTCTAGAAGGAAACGGCAGACGGCTTCCATCTGTCCAAGCACGGCGGCGGCAGCGGCGGCCTCCCTCAACTGCTCGAGGCCTCTGCCACCGATCGACGACATGGCGAAGGTCGAATCAATGAGGTCGACGCTTGTCTTCGGCTGCGTCGCGGTGATGAGACGGTTCCTCAAATCATCGAACGCGGAGAGCATTGCCCTTTGCATGTTCTTGTCCATCACGCACCCGCTTTCGTGTATTCGAGCTGGAGGGTGGCCTCGCTCATGCGTCGGGCGATCAGGCCGAGTCCCTTCCTGGTGATCTTCACGGTCGGCGCGAAGCTGAATGTGGTGCCGTCCCTGTGGGTGCCGTGGGTTTTCGGCGGGACCATGACGAGGTGGCCGGCGTCGATGCGGTTCTGGCGTGCGCTCCAGTGGCCGTTCTCGCGGAAGACCCACCCGTTGTGTTCGAGCCAGGAGAACAGGGTCTTGCGGCCGATGGGCCTGCCCAGGTTGCTAAGCAATTTCGCGCTGTTGCCCACGGAGAGCACGTCGGGGATGTCGACGAAGTTGTCCCACATGGAGGCTTTCGGCTGGAGTTCGTCGATGCGCGACTGCTGCGAGGCGATCTTCTGCTTTTGCGCTTCCATGGTGCGTTGGCCAATCATCACGGCCTTCGCGAGGATGGTCATGTCATCATCCACGTCGGTGGTGGGAATGTAGCCGCCGGTTTTGCGGATCTGGGGCAGCACCTCATGCGTCACCCAACGCTGGAACTCCTTCGCCTCCGGCTTACGCGAGCGCATGATGAGCTTGTACAGGCCTGGCTCAGAGATGATGAGAGGCGCACGACCTGGCTGATTCCAAACCTCCGAATTGCGGAGGTTTGTGATTTCGTCATCATCAAGAGCTTCACGGAGATGATTTGTGTCAATGCCGAGGATGTCGCATACGTCCTTGGCGACGAACCAAGGCTCCCCCGCCTCATCGGTCAAGGTGCGCAATAATGCACCCTTGAAATCGAACTTCTGGATTTCATTGTTCATTGGATTCTCCTTTCGATTCATGCGTCGGCGAGCGCGGCCTACGGCTTGATCTGTTTGATGCCGTCGATTGGTTGGAGGAGCTTGATCATGAGCTGGTAGAGGCTCATGCCGAGCATTCCGGCGGCTTTCTCGAGTTGCTCGGTGGTGAATGGACCCTCACCCTGCAATCGCTTGCTGATATATTGCTCACTCACACCAAGCTCCTTGGCGAGCGCGGCCTGTGTCTTGCGGTGCCGTGCAAGCTCGCCGCTGAGATTCCTTGCGATGGTTTCCGTCTCACTCATCTGTCTTGCCGCTCCTTTCTTTGTTCATTGCCTTGCGGTAATTCTCAATCTACCTATTTAGGTGATTTTATTTGTTTACCTATATAGGTTCTTTACAAAATCTACTTATTTAGATAAACTTCGAGCATGGCAAGAGGACCGAAAAACGAAGTCACCGAAGACAGCAAGAGAATCATCGACATATGCCGTCAGCTGTTAAAAAACAGCGATATATCAATCGACGAATTCTTTGATTCCAGTGGATTAAGCAATAACTACTGGTACAAACGCATGCGCTATGAGGCGCCGTTGAATACGTCAGATGTGGAGCACATCGCCTCCACATTCGGGCTCACCAGCCTCGACATCTACACACGAGCACTCGGCAGCGAGGCCGCACGCGCCTACGAAGCCCGCGAGCGCCTTCCCTCCCCTTCCCCTTCTTCCGTTCCGGCCTGCCCGAGACCGGACGCCGACGACGATGTGGCGGCGGCGATCCGCGACCACGAACGATACGGCCTCGCCGCCAACACCGACGGAAACCGCGACGTCGAGGCCGAGACCCCCGACTGGTGACGGACGCTTTTAGACGCGTTTAGATTCGTTTAGATTCGTTTAGACGTGTCGGAATCCTTCAGAAAGCGGGTCGCCCGGCAGGTGATGCGACAGGCTCGTTTTTGGTTAACGCAATTATTTCGTTAACTAAAATATCGAGAATGTTAGCGTTTCAAATATGTCAATCATGTAAGGTTGAGCCATGCTTAGAGAATCATTCACCGAAAAGAAGACCGGAACACTACAGAAGCTCACCGGCGAATACCAAAGCCGCTACGGGCTCATCCACTACGAGACCTACTCGTTCACGCCCGACCCGCTCGGCGACGAATACCCGGAACTCTCCCAAAAGGCCGTCGGAGCCATCACACGCGCGAGCATGGCATTGGCGCGCCTCAGCGAACTCGGCGACGGAATACCAAACCCCGACCTCCTGAGACGCCCCACCATGCGCCGCGAAGCCCAAAGCACCAGCGCCCTCGAAGGCACGTACGAACGCATCGAGACCGTCCTCGCCCAGGACTACGAGCCCGGAGGCGACAAGACCGGCTGGAACGAATCGCTCGTCGAAGTGTTCAACTACCTCGACGCCGCCGACCACGGCATCAGAAGCGTGCGCGAGGGACGCCCCATCGGAATCGGCCTCGCACGCGAACTCCAACGCCTCCTCGTAGCCGACACCAAATCCGACGGCCCGCAGGCCGGCGAGATCCGCAACAGCCAGGTGTTCATCGGATCGCCCACCCGCAGGATCGAGGACGCACGCTTCGTGCCCATGCCTCCCGGACAGGACCTCGACATCGCGGTGCGGGCGCTGATGGACTGGTGGAACAGCCGCAACGAGCCCGGGCTCGCGGTGCTCGACATGGCCATGTTCCACTACCAGTTCGAGACCATGCACCCATTCACGGACGGCAACGGACGCATCGGCAGGCTCCTCATACTCCTGCAGATGATGTCCCGCGGACTGCTGTCGCAACCGCTGCTGTCCGTGTCGCCATGGTTCGAGCAGCGCCGCCCCGACTACCAGGACAGGCTCCTGGAGGTGTCCACGCGCGGCGACTGGGAGGGATGGCTGCTGTTCTTCTGCCAGGGCATCGAGGAATCATGCGAGGACGCGCTGCTGAGGGTCAAGCGTCTCAACAACCTGCGCGACAGGTACAGGAGGCTCGTGGCCGACCACAGATACGGGGCCACCACGATGAACGCGGCCATGACGTTCATCGGCCAGCCGTATACGACCGCCCCAATCCTAAGCCGTGCCGTCGGGAAGAGCTATACCGCGACGCGCGGAGCCCTCGCCAACCTCGAATCGCTCGGCATCGTCAAGGCCGTCAAGGGCGGAAACTCCATCGGATACATGGCGGAGGACGTGATGCTCGCCGTCAGCGCCAGCGCCGGCCACGCGGTCGCCCCGGACGCGCCCCTGCTGTCCGAGGCGGGCGGCGACTGAGCCGTCAAAGAATCCTTGACGGCTCGAAACTGTTCAGAATCTGAAAAAAAGACGTTTCCCGACGCCCGTCGAAACATATTGCGAAACAAGGGTTTACGTAAAAAACGTTTAGATTCTGAAGCTTTTTCGCCTTTAGAATCTAAGGCGCACGGAAGGGAACGGTGCCGAAAACGGAAAGGACGCTCGACCGCAGGAAATCGAACCTGCTGCTGCTCGCCGACGTGTTGGGCGTGCGCGTGGAGTCGGCGGCGCTGCCGGACGACCTGTGCGGACTGTACGACGACAAGAGACGCCTCGTCATCCTTGACGAACGGCTCAACTGGCGGCAGGAGGCGTGCACGCTCAGGCACGAGCTGTTCCACGCGCAGCATCATGATCCCGGATGCGGCACCGGGTACGGGATCGCCTGCGAGCGCCGTTGCCGTAGGGAGACGGCGTTGGCGTTGATATCGCCGGTGGATTATGGCATGGCCGAGACGGTGTACGAGGGCAATACGTGGATGATGGCCGTTGAGCTGGGCGTGACCATTCAGGTGCTGTCGGATTATCGGCAGCTGCTCTACGATTCCGGCGTGTGTATGCAGTGAATACCACCAAGCGATTGTTCATGGGGGTACGATGGAGTGACGGCGTGGTCGCCAGAGAAGAAAAGAGAATCCAATGACCAACAACAATCCGAATCCACAGCAGTTCCAGCCGCAACCGGTTCCACAACAGCAGCCGGCGCAACAACCGCCATTCGCGCAACAGCCGCATTTCCAGCAGCCGCAGCAGCCGGCAGATCGGAAGAGCGTCGTGTAGGG